GAATATGGAGAGCATACCGACAACTATAAGACATTAGCGACTCGACAGGTATTTGGTAAAGACTTGGAGCAGGAAGAGTTGGCTTTTCGGGATGAGGTAGTCGATGATACATTAGATAAGAAGATTCTGGATGTAATCGCCAAGAATAAAGGGATTCGGGATGAGGATATCGCTAAGGCGGTTAAAGAGGATTTAGTGGTCATTCAGGAGCGTATTAACAAACTGAAGGAGTTGGAGATTCTTAAAATCGATTCTAAGGGGGTTAAGAGCCTCACTAAGCCATTATCTGAGATTATCGATAAACCTGTCAAGACTTCGTTTCTTGTCCGCTATTCGTACGAATGGAAGTCTATCGTGCCTACAAGCGAAAGGAATACCGCTGCTCATCCTTCTCGACCATTCTGTGCTAAGTTAATGCAGTTGGATAGGCTTTATTCTCGGTCGGAGATTGAATCTATTTCTCGCAGATTGGGTTACTCGGTATTCGATAGAGGTGGTGGATGGTGGAATATGGGTAACGGAGTAAACTCTCCTTCGTGCAGACATCAGTGGGTCTCCAAGGTGGTAATCAAAAAAGACAAATAAGATGAGCAGAAACATACTTTTTATTTCAGTACAGACTATCAAGGACAGGACAGGACTTCACTCCAACGTGGATGATAAATTGATTAACCCTGAGATATTAACGGCTCAGGATATGTATATCCTTCCTGCGTTGGGAACAGGACTTTACGAGCGACTTCAAGATGGCATTGAGAATCAAGATTTAACTAACGATGAATCGACTTTGTTGGATACCTATATTACTCCTTGTCTGGTTTATTTTGTTATTTCAGAACTTCCGATGGGTCTCTCCTATCAGTTCTACAACAAAGGAATGATTCGTAAAAGTGGAGAAGGTCAAGAGAATCCGAGTGCTTCCGATATGATAGATGTAGCGAATAGGTATAAGTCGAGAGCTGAGTTCTATAAGCAAAGACTTGTGAAGTATCTCAAAGAGAAGTCAGGTACTAACTTATTTCCGCTTTACAATAACCCGGGTAATGGCTATGATGTTATCGTTCCGGATAACGAAGCCTACACTACGTCTATTTGGCTTGGAGATGATGATTGCTGTGCAGGAAAATCTTTTGAAGAAAAATATCAAGGTAACATAACACGATGCTGTGGCAAATAAAACCTACTCACTTAAAAATCAAAAGAAGCTCAAAGTCTTCTTAGAAAAACAAGAAAATGGCTCAGACCTTAAATCAGATAGTTCAAACGATAACCAACTTAGCGAACGCACATCAGCAGATAGAGAGCGTTTACTTCGGAGACTTTCCCGATTACCTAAGCAGGGGAACGGATAACGTATATCCTTCCTTATATTTTGATTTGACAGGTGGTCAGATTCAGGAGCGTAGTTTAGTTCTGAATTTCTCTCTTTACTTTTTCGATAGGATGCTTCACGAAGAGACCAACGAGACCGAGGTGCTTAGTGATATGTTAGAAGTCTGTCAGGATATTATCGCTCAATTAAGGCATCAGAACTTTGAGTTCGATGAGGGATTGAGTGCTACTCTTTCGTTCTTTACTGAAGATACTCCCGATTTATTAGCAGGAGTTCGGGCAGATATAACCTTAGACCTTCCGTTCCTTGCGAACAGATGTGTCGTTCCTTCTACTTATGAATACTAAATAAATTACAATGCCGAATAAAAAGATAAATGAATTAACTCCAAGAACTCCTACGATAACGGACTTGATTATTGTAGGAGACCCTGCTTCGGGTTATTCATACAAAGCGACTATTTCTACTATTTCTACTTTCGTAGGTAATAACATTCAATTCAGTTCTTTAGGTGGCATTTCTTTGAGTTCTCCTACGAATGGTCAGGTATTAACTTATAATGGAACGAATTGGGTTAATCAGACTCCTGCTGCTGTTCCTGTTACAAGTGTGTTCGGTCGCACAGGTGCGGTTGTAGCTGCGGAAGGAGATTACAATTTAGGACAATTAGGAGATGTTACGATTACAACTCCTACAAGCGGTCAGGTTCTTAAATATAACGGAACGGCTTGGGTAAACGATAGCGACACAGACACAGGGATTGTTAGCCTTAATGGATTAACTGCGACTACGCAGACATTCGCAACAGGTACAAGTGGAACGGACTTTGCGATTACTTCAACTACTTCAACGCATACTTTTAATCTACCGATTGCTTCAGCTACGAATACAGGTAAGTTATCTTCTACGGATTGGAGTACGTTTAATGCAAAGCAAAGTGCGATTACTTTAACGACCACAGGTTCAAGCGGTTCAGCTACGTTCGTTTCTAATACACTTAATATCCCTACTTATACTCTTGCAGGTCTCGGTGGAGTTAGTGGCTCAGGCACTACCAACTATATCTCCAAGTGGACAGGTACAAGTGCATTGGGAAACTCACAGATATTTGATAATGGAACGAGTGTGGGAATTGGAACTGCAAGTCCGAGTGCTTCATATTTATTAGATGTCAACGGAACTGCAAGAGTGCAGAACTCAGCTTACTTTGCTACAACAAGTGGGAACGTAGGAATTGGTACTACTTCTGTATCAAATAGTGCAAGTGAAAGAGTTTTACAATTAAACGCATTATATTATTCTACTTTTAGATTGAGAAATGATGCTAATACTGTAACAACAATTTTAAGTAATAATGCTAGCGGATGGGGGTATGTTGGAACAGAAACAAATCATCCTTTTTTATTTCTTACCAATAATACAGAACGTGCAAGGATTACCGCTGCTGGTCGCTTACTCATCGGAACAACTACCGAATCGACGTATTTGCTTGATGTAAACGGAACATCGAGAGTTCGTGAATATCTCTATATGTTGCGTTCAGATGGTGCTGCAACTATCGCTGCTCTGACATATCAACCCGGGAATACTATTGATATTGGGAACACGTTTCGTGTACTTGGTACTAACAGATGGCAAAACACAGTAGGGTCTGCATCATACATTGAAAATAACTATTTCACAAAAGTATTTGCATCGGTACCACAAACAAACGGAAATTGGACAATGTACGACTTTCAATTGTTCGGTAGTATGGCTCCCACCATTGCTGCATCATACAGTCAAAAAGTTATTGGTACTGCGTTTACAATTCAAAGTACCGCGGTAAATAGTTTCTTTGGTGTTGATGTAAGAGCAACAGACAATTCATCATCAATAGCAAACAATGTGTATGCAATTTATGGTGACGCAACACTTGGAACAAATACTTCGGCGAATCGTTGGGCGGGATATTTTATCGGTCGTGGATATTTTAGTCAAGTATTAGCAATTGGTACAACTTCGCCGAATGCATCAGCTCTTTTAGATGTAAGCAGTACAACAAAGGGTTTCCTACCTCCGAGAATGACCAATGCACAAATGGTGGCAATAGCAACTCCTGCCACTGGGTTGGTTGTTTACGATACCACAAACAATAAACTAAACGTGTACGATGGTACAAATTGGGTCGCAACTCACTAACTCTTAAAATAAAACAAATGAAAACAATTCAACCTGTAAACGTATGGCAGAACGGACAAGTAAAATCTGCTACTAAATTCGACCTAAATATCGTGTACGACAATTTGGAAAGTTCAGCTACTTTCTACTATCAGCTTTTGGAAGTATTGGTAGATGCAGAAGGTAACGAATCTACTCAGTCGGTAGCGGTCGGTAACTTGACTATGGATGGTCAAGAGTATCAAGATTGGGATGACTCTAATGATGGTGCCTATATTTGGGGTGCAGATCAGTTGAGCCTGACAATTATCTAAGTTTATCTATTTACTAAAAATACCTAATATGACATTAAAACTGCACGAAGTAATCAATCTCTACTACGAACTTAACGGAGTAACGAAGCAAACAAAAGAGGGAAGCGAAGTCGTTAGCCTCGGTATTTTAAAACAGAAAATGTCCTTAAAGAGCAAGGTCTATCTGCAACGATTGAACAAAGTAGTATCCGATGAGGTAAAACTCTACGAGGATGCTAAAAAGGAACTATTTGAAAAGTACGGAAAGCAGGAAGGGGAATCAATGTTTATCCCTGCTGAAAGTATTGAAGCGTTCAATCAGGAGCATTTAGACCTATTAACCGCAGAAAAGAGCATTGATATCTCTAATCTGTGGGGATCAGATTTGACATTAGAGGCTTTGGAATCTATCGAAACTGACGAGTTTTATCCACAATTATTTGATTTGATAGATTCTAAAAAATGAACGAGATTGTAGTATTCTTAGTTGGTCAAGCCGTAGCAATTATTGCAGGACTGATTACTATCTACACGAAGATTACTCTAAAGCTAAAAGAGTTAGAAATCCGAGTAGAGATGATTGAAAAGGAAGATGATTATATGATGCAGAAACTCGATAAAATCGAGAGAGCTATCAATAACATCGCAATAGAATTACAAAACAAAAAAGATAGAGAATGAAATTCGGTTGGAAACATTACTTCGCTCCCACTCCTAAGCGGATGAGAGTCCTGGGGGATTCCTTAGCAGCAGCAGGTACATTCGGAGCAGGTATCATTATCCTTAACGGACATCCTTTAGCAGGTACGATTGTAATGATTATAGCGGTAGTAGGTAAGTTTATTTCAAACTTCTTTACTGATGAACCTGATACAAACTGATTTTCCATCTTCTCAGTATTTCGCTGAGGAGGTCCAGAAGAAACAAATCTACCTGCATCATACAGCAGGTAATTCAAATGCTATTAATACGTTCAAATGGTGGGCGAGTAATCCTGAACGCATAGCTACTTGCGTAGCGATAGCAGGAGATGGTCAAATCGTACAAGGTTTTTCCTCTAAGTATTGGGCGTATCATTTAGGAGTGAAGCGGTCTGTATTCGATATTTATGGTTTTCCCTTTATCAACTTAGATAAGATTTCTATCGGTATTGAAATTTGTAATTGGGGGCAACTAAGCGAGTCCAATGGCAAGTTCTATAACTATGTCGGTGGAGAAGTTCCTAAGAGTGAAGTGGTAGAGTTATTAAATCCTTACAAGGGATGGAAGTATTTTCACAACTATACGGATGCTCAGATAGAGAGTGTGCGTGAGTTATTAGTATTGTGGAATCAGCGGTATGGTATTCCGCTTACGTACAACGAAGATATCTGGGGAGTAACTCCGAGAGCCTTGAAAGGAGAACCAGGAGTGTTCACTCATAACTCAGTACGTAAAGATAAGGTCGATATTTACCCTCATCATAAGATGATACAAATGCTCAAATCTTTATGAGAAATTGGAAGGATAATGCTACTAATGTTCTTATCATAGGGTATATTATTTTTATCCTTCTTGCTTTGGTTTCTGTTTTATCCTGTAATCCTGTTAAGCAGGTTCTAAAAGATAAAGAGAAGTTAGATAAGGTCGCTGAGGTGGTAGTCAAAAGTGGATACTGTGCGAACGATACTACGATAATTACGAAGAGCGATACTACGATTCAATACGATACTACTTACGAAACTCAAATTCAGATCAATGAGAAAACAGATACTATCCGCATTCCGAAAGTTATCACTCGAACTATCACTATTCGTGATACGATTAAAAGTGTGGTGGTCGATAATGCTCGAATCAATCTTCTACAACAGGAAATAAATGCCTATAAAGAATCTACCTACAAGCTGAAAGAAGAGTTATTACATTGGAAGGAATTAGCTAAGAAAAGATGGTGGAATCTTTTAGGTCTGATTATTTTATTCAGTATCTACATTCTACGTAAACCTATCTTAAAGCTAATCAATGTTGCTATCTAAAAGAAGGAGACTCTACTTCGATATCGAAACGAGTCCGAATATCGGAATGTTCTGGAGTGCAGGGTATAAGCAGAACATCGACTATTCCAATATCATTAAGGAGAGAGCCATTATCTGTATCTGCTACAAGTGGGAAGATGAGAGACAGGTCTATGGCTTAACGTGGGATGAGAATCAAGATGATAAGGCTATGCTCGAAAAGTTTATCGAGATAGCAAATCAAGCCGATGAGTTAGTAGGACACAACGGAGATAAGTTCGATTTAGCTTGGATTCGGACTCGGTGCTTATTCCATCAGATACAGATGTTCCCTAAATACGTTACTATCGATACCTTGAAGGTGGCTCGGAGTAAGTTTAGGTTCAATTCTAACAGGTTAGATTACATCGCTAAATACTTAGGAATCGGACACAAAATTAAGACCGATTTTAATCTGTGGAAGAACATCCTCTTAAATAAGGACCAGAAGGCTCTGAACTATATGGTCAAGTATTGTAAGATGGATGTAAGTCTTTTGGAGCAGGTGCATAAAAAATTATCCACTCACATAGATAGGAAAACACATTACGGAGTTATCTTCGGTCAAGATAGGGGTACTTGTCCTGAGTGTGGCTCTGATGAGTTGATAATTAACAAACGAAAAACAACTGCAACAGGGTTAAAAAAGATTCAGTACCAATGTAAGACTTGTAATCACTATCACGAAAAGACAGACAAATGAGCAAGATATTAGATGAGGTTATTGAAGACTTCCGTAAGCGAGAGCAGAGAGGTATAATGAAGTACGGAGTTACTATGGATCGTGAGGATTTACTTTCTCACGAGTGGATTCAACATTTCATAGAAGAGTTACAAGATGCGATTTTATATTTGAAGAAAATACAAACACTACAAAATGGGACACAAAGATTCACCGATTCTAAAGAAGCAGATTCAGGAAATGTTGAGCAAGCTCGAAGCAGCGGAGAGATTATCAATCCTTGAGCCTCTGTGTGAGAAGTACCGAAAGGAAAGCCGACAGAACATCGAGAAAGACCTTCGGGAGTTCAAACAAAAGAAAGGAATACCTCGGATTAAAACTGACTACTGATGGAAGTAGATGAGCAGATACCAAACTTTACCACTCCGCACGAAGACATAGGAGCAGCCTTTAACGCAATTAACTCTATATCTGAGTACGATATGGGTTTATGCGATGAGGAAGAGCGAATGATCTTAAAGGAGATTAAGTTAATGGCTCTCTACATTATTCATATCGGTATGAGGGAAATATACAAAAGTAACTTCTATGACTCAGAAGAAGAACCCTCACAAGGTAATCCATCGTAAATTAGGAAAGGAGAGAGCCTACGGATTGGCTCATACGGAAGATAACGTAATGGAGTTAGATGAGCGTTTATCTGGGTATCGGTACTTGCTCTATGCTTTACACGAACACTTCCACTTAAAGCATCCCGATTGGTCAGAAACTAAGGTACGTCAGGAAAGCTCGAAAACGGCTCGATTTTTATGGGGTATGGGGTTTCGGTTGGTCGAACTGAGATAGGCTCTTAAATCGCCTCTAAATGCGTCTGAGAAGATGTGAGATATCTTCAGCATCCTCGATAAACAGCATCCCGACCAATTTGGGTACTTTTTGAGTATCCTCGAACTCGGTGGTATGGGGCATTTCCCTTAAATAAAATTCAGGCTCTTTTATTTTGTGCAGGTCAAAGGAAAATATACCTAAAGGAGTGGAGTTGATATAGTAAACATTCTTACATTTTATCAGCTTATCCCACTTCATTTTTTCTATTAGTAAGGTATCGTAGTGCTTGTTTCTGCACTTCAGTTCGATAGTTAAATCGAATTTCGGGGAGTATCCATCTCGGTAACTGAATTGGTCGGTCTTTTGTAGGTCAGTTATTACCGACTTGACTAAGGTAAAGAGTATTTCTTCGTTCATCCGAAGTAATGTTTATGCCAATTATCAGTACCGCAGATAACTCCTATCCATCCATCGGGGTTACTATTCCTTCTCTCTTTTGCTTTTAATTTTTCGCATTGAATACAATGGGGAGAATAGTAGTTACCACTTTTCACGAAGTAAAAATCTCCTGAGTGTTTAGTCTGCTTACAGACTGTGCATTTTTTCATTTCGTTAGGTTGTAGATTATTAAAAGAATATCCGCTAAGTTCTGAGCTTCTTTACCTTCGTAGTATTTGTATGCGTAAGGCTTGAAGTTAGTATTCTCTTGATCCATCTCTTGATATGCTCCTTCTGACTTGTAGGCTCGGATTATCTCTTGGCAGACTGTACGTATAGATTTATATTTTCTGTACGTATTAAGGAAGTTCCTTCCATCTTTTTTGTACTCGTTAGCGTAGTAGAAGCTGAGTTGGATGAGATGCTCTTCGTATGTCATAGAGTATAAATTAAGCCTATTCCTTGCATCTTACAAGCATTAAAGTAATTACCGACTGCGGTCTGCTTTGCATATGGTACGTGATAGTTCTTGGCTATGTAAAAAGTACAGGCATCTTTATCGATGCGTTGGTCAAGACTTAATCTGTCGTAGATATCAGGGTGGAATTGAGTTACATCTCCGTTATCTAAATAACTTCTATAAGCCTTATTAGTCTCTCGCATCCATTGTTCTGGACTTGTAGGATATCCGATGTCGGTTATCTTCAAGGTAGGATTCAGCAGAGGTTGATTTAGGTACTTGTTATTTTGCGAGTTATTCTGAGTAAATTTACTAATCCAACTTAGTAAAGTGCGAGGATCAAGTGAATAGTATTCTCCATAATCTCCACAGATACCATTCTCGAAGCACTCTATTACGTTCTTCATTGTGAGTTCAGGATATAGCTTACGGACTTTTCTGATTACTAAATCCTCTGTCTCATCGCTTACAGGCTTAAAAGACCTTAAATAGTCAAAGGCTGCGTTGCTCATAATGTGATTTTGGTGTTATTTCTAATGATGGAATGATAGTTTGATTATTAAATCACAAATGAATGTGATTTATATCTCAGTAAATCTTTGATTCTGAATTTCGGTTAGCTTATTCTTTAGGGATTCGTTCTTTACTTTAGATTGGTTCTGTCGGTTGTACCAAGTATTAACAGATGCTCTCCAGGACTTCATTTTATTCTTTCCTATCATCCATCCTACTGACTCGTAGTAATTAAGAAACTTCTCTGCTTCTATCTTAGCCTTCGCTGAGTCGTTGTACTTCTCTTTCATTTCAGAGTGAACATCAGAATAAGAAGGTGGAGTAAAGTTCGAAGATTGTTGCTTGACCTCGACAGGGATATTGTACTTTTCAAGTATCGTAATAACCTTAGCGTGAATCGGACTTGTAGGGTTTAACTTACCTCCGTATTGGAAGTCTATAAATCCCTTACAGATAATCTTGCCATCTGATAACTTCTCGAATTGCTCTCCATTATCGATTGATAGAAGATCAGTTTCAGTTACTTGCTGTCCGATATAAAGCGAAGCGAGAGTGTAGTTAGGATGCCAGAGACCGGCTATGTCGCACTTATCTCTTACGAATTTTACAAAGCATTTAATCTTAGGGGAAAGTTCCATAAACCAAGCCTTATCCCATATCTCGGTGTCGGTAAATCTCTTAGCCATTTTTTTCATTTTGGTATTGTTCAAAGGTAGAAAAACTATTTGTAACTATGTCTTGGTGTGCTTTTTTATATCCATCTTCCCAAGCCTGTCTTAACTCTTTACTGAGCATTATTTTAGCTTCATAAATAAAATCAACTTGTAATTCTTTAGCAGTTCGTGAGTCCATTTCTTTTTTACTAACCATTGAATTGAGAAAATTAAATCTATCTGCTAAAAATTCTACTGCTGTCATACGTTTGCTTTTGGTAGGATGATGTAATTCTTGTAAGGCACTCGCTGAATCTTAATCGGTGGTGGGTATGTTTTAGCTACATCCAGAAGGTTGTTATAGTAACTCATAAAGACTACGTCATTATTCTTTATGTAGTTCGTTATTTTGGTGTAATGATAACTGATAACTGAGTGATCTGAGTATCCTATTAGTCTTGCTATTTGGCTCAAGGTTACAGGGTAATTGTGATAGATGTAATGTCCGAGAGCCATTCTCATAGTGGACATACTGACTGCTCCTTTAAGTCTTGCTCGCTTCGTTCCGTACATCTTAAATAAATCCTTCCGAGTGATTCCGTAAGATTCGCAGTAAGCATCTACGAGTGCGATTAGTTGTTTAGTTTGTTCTTGATTCATATTGTTTTGTTTTTTATCCCCATTGATCAGCCATAGCTTTAGCTATAAGTGGAAATCTAAATGATCGTGCTACCATTCTATCTTCAGATGTTTTTGAATTAGTTAATCCTTTATAATGCCACATTGGATCTCTTTTTTTTCTTCCTGTTTTTTTACAAATCCATTCATAAAATTCACCTTTATCTACTGATTCACCAAATAAAGGAGCATCATAATGAGTAGCAACTAATTTTTTTAATCCATTAATCCATAAGCAAGTAGTTTTCTGTGCTGCGTGACCAAAGTGGTATGGTTGAATAATTTGATCTGGCTTTCTATAAATTTTACTCATAATGCCAACAGGGTTCTCTATACATACTTTTGGTATTTTAGTATTAGTAAATAATAAAAAAAAATCTATTGCTAATTTTTGTCTACCATCTTGCTGCTTCTTTTTGAAATGCATAGCACCGCTTGATGCAAGATGCGTACAAGGTGGGTGAGCTATCATCATATCCCAATCATTATTTAATACTTTTGTTACATCATCTTTTATATGCCATTCAGGATGTCCTCCGCTGCAATCTTTAAGATCACAAGAATATGCTTCGTGACCTTTTTCTCTAAAAGCCTTACACATAATTTGTGATTCTTCACAAGCTATAAGTATTTTCATTTGTAGTAGTTTATTATTTCCTCTAATTCGCTTCGAGACCATTTCTTTAATGGGTTCTCCAAAGCATACTCTTCTAATTCCTTTACGAACTCTTCTCCGTATCTCGATACAAGTCCTAAGCGGTATCTAATAAGATTACCAGAGAGGAACATATTACATCTGATACATTGACCGTTCGTGTTATAGTATGCTAACGAATCAGGGAGACCGAATCTTAGTCCGCTATGTTGCCCCTGAGAGTGGTAGTGTCCCGCTTGCTGAACTTCTGATCCGCAGGAAATACAGCCGAAGTCTTTATCTCTTTCCCTTATGTGTGCGTTGAACTTTTCCTGTGCTTTCTTTAATAACTTGGGGAGAGGGATTGACTTTTTGCTCTGATAGTTTTTCATAGCGAACAAAGAAACGATTTCCGTTATTGTTTACCAAACACATTTCGAGTTCTTCTCTGATTACTTCTACGTGGTCTCCTTTGCGACCATAGACTATATCAGAAGCTGCTCCTATTATGTCTTCAGTTAGATACATTAGAAGGGTAAGTCTGATTTCTTTTCTTTCGGCTCGTAAGTATCGACTGAGACCTGAACATCTTTTCCGTACTTGTCCGGCTCGTTAAGTAGATTAACATTCAGCTTAATGAATTTTGATCCGTTGTATTCTTGAATGTAATCTTTAATCTTGTCAGGATTGATAGTAATTTGAAGCCAAGTGTCGTTTCTTTTTTTACCGCTTCCGCAGTAGATTTTCTTTTGCATTTTCTTTTGCATTTTATTTTGATTGATTGATTAAAAAGTTAGGGGGATTGCTCCCCCTTTAATGGTACAATTACTTGTACTTAGCTCGGAACTCCAGAGCTGCTTTCTTTGTGGCGAAGTTCTTAGAGATGAGTTTCCCTTTGTGGGTTACTCGTACTCGATAGGAGTTTCCATCCTTGTAAACATTTGCAGCTACGCTGCGATAAGTGGTGCTTGCCATAGTTTAGGCTTTAAGGGTTAAGAAAAAAAGTTAATCTTCTCCGGTTAGCATTATATCATCTATGTCCATTTCTTTAAGTGCTTTCTCAACATCATCTTTTCTAAGATAAACATCTGGAGAATGTTCGACTACCCAACAATCAAACCAATATGGGCATTGTTCATTTCCTCCGTGCGGATCGTATTCCCATTCAACTAATGTTCGGTAACAATCGCTATCGTTTTCGTCAATTTCTACCCATACATCGACATAGTTTCTTCCTGTTCTCATTTTAATTTTTTTATGTGTTTAGAAATTTCCTTCTGAGTCGGGTTAGTTACCTGGTCTAAAGGTAGCTGCAAATCTTCAAGCCTGAACTGAATCTTCTGGTAAGTTTCGTAGTTCACGCACTTCTCGATTGATTCGAAGGCTGACTCTCTCTGTTCTTCCGTTAGAGTGGTATTGTAAACTAAGTTACGGAGTATCTGCTTCTCTTCTTCGGTAGGTATTTCGTGCTTGTTAGTAGCATCAGAGTCGGCGGTATCATCGATAGCGAAGAGTCCATTAAGTGCGTACTTGCGAGCGTAGGAAGATGCTGCTCCTGTTACCTGTGATCCATCCATTCCCTTCTTAACTTCTTCCTCTCTTGCGTAAGCTACGGACTCATAAACTTCCGTTCCATTGCTAATTCGTGCGGTTGCTTTAATGTAGAATCGGTTGCCTAATACGACTACTTCATCGCTTAGAGTGAGATAGAATCCGAGAGGATTGATTACCGGCTTTACAGCTTCTACGATGTCCTCGCAGCTTCTGTACTTGTACTTACCGAATGAGTTAAATTGTCCTTTCGGTGCTTTAATTAAAGATTGAATTTTTGCTAACATATAGGTAGATTGATATTTGAAAAAATAAGGAGGGGGAGACCAAACCAAACCATAAAAAAACTCCCCACTCCGTTTCGCTTCAGATTAACGACCTCAGCGAGATGGTCTATTCCTTTGCTGATGGATGTATAGTAACCATTCCGAGAAATTCTTAGGCTCGTTTATTTTTGGTTGAGCCTTTATCTTGATTAGTTTATCTCGATGGATATATCGCATCCAAGCATTAAACTTATCGCACTCGTTCTGGTTCTGTGCCATAGCTTGAGTATTTAAGATCAAGTCCGTAGGAGATACCGGCTGAGAAAATAGACTGAGCAATCAGAGATATATCGTAGAACTTATTGAACGTGATAGTAACATCGTACATATCATCCTGATACCGTTCTACTTCTACTGATTCCATCGCAGAATTAGTAAGACTGTAAACCTTTAAGAACTCGGCTTGGAGTTCGCTTGTGAGAATTTTGATAATCATTGTTTTTGGTTTTTAGCGTTATTAAATACATCATCCCAATACTGTTCCCATTCTGATTTTGCGTCTTTCTTGTACTTCCATATCTCGAATAACATTTTTACATAGAATCCGAAGATAAGCAAAAGAAAGGAGTAAAGGAGAATCTCTTTCATAGCTGTTCGAGTTTAGATGCCAGGAATAAGATTAGAGCCATTGCGAGCAATCCGATTACAGGATTAATGTCTGTGTTCTTTTTCATTGGTTTAGTTTTTAAGGTTATTATTTATTTTCAGATAACTTCCAATACTTTAACTCTCCTTCTCCTAATGTTCTCCATCCACTTTTGTTTGAAATTTCCCAGATCATTGGATTTTCGTTATACAAGCGTTCTACTTTGTAAGTTCCCCAATTTTCAGAGATAAATTCGATTTTATCTCCTACTTTAAGATTTTGCTTTGTAATTTGTGTGGTCATTTGGTTTAGTTTTTAGTGGCTTTCGCCGTTATTGATAGAACAAATATAGAGCGACTTTTACACATTTCCAAATTTTCGGGCAACTTTTTTTGAACTTTTTTTGAAACGGGGTATATCCTATTGAAAATCAAGCAGTTAGAAAATAGGGTATTTAGAGAAATAGTATTTTAATACCTATTTAGTAGGTAGTATGTAGGGTATTTAGTACCCTATAATAATAAGAATAAGAAGAAGTATAAGAATAATAATAAGAAGAAGAATAAGAGTAGGTAGCAAATTTGTAAAATGACATCGCTTATTTTAGTAAAGTGAATCGCTCAGAGATCATAACGGAACTCTACTTATCGAAGGACATTAACGAAGCCATCGGGAAGATGCAACCTTATGAACTGCAAGAGGAACTAAGGCAGGAAGTCTTTTTAGTGCTTTGTGAGATGGATGAGGAGCGTTTACTGAAAATGTACTCAGATGGATATTTGAAGTATTTTGTAGTCCGTACCATCGTGAATATGGCTAAGAGCGACCGCAGTAACTTCGCTCGGACTTTTCGAAGAGTTTATGAAGAGGTGGGAGATTTAGGATCAGTTGAGCCTTACGATGAGTCTATAAGCGAGAAGCTGAGTAAGTCTATGGAGATTCTACACTGGTACGAAGAACAAATCTTCAAACTTTATGCTGAATGTGGTAACTTACTTCAAGTTTCAAGAGATACGAAGATTCCGTACCGGTCGCTTCTAAAAACCATAAAGAAAGTAAAGACATTACTCAAATACAAAATTAGAAACTATGCACACGATTAGTATCATCTTAGCTGCGAACCTATTTACGTTCTATGCGATTACTCAATCTCGTTTATTCGAGAAGTGGGGATGGAACTTCAAACCCTTCACCTGTCCCTTGTGTTTAACCGCTTGGGTAGGTCTGGCTTTGTTCTTACTACCTGACTTCGTTACCTACGGAACTTTGGCTATGTTTGGCTCTGGGGTATTCGCTCCCTACTTTAAGAACTTCCTTATCAACATCTACAATAAATTCCAATGACAAAGCAAGAGGTAGATTTTCTTATTCAGCATAAGATAAACTTCGATTCAGTTAAGCTCGGATTCACTCGAAACATTCCTTTCGAGGTACTCGGAGAATATGAGCAACTCTATCGGAAGTATTTAGATGGTCAGTTTATTCTGACGTATTGGTGCGGTGCTTGTGTATTCGATATGCTTGAGAGATTGATTAGATACTGCGAAGATCAACAGGAGTACATCAATGCAATGAATCCACAAACGTATGAATCTACAAAAGTGGAATCTGCACAAACTGATGTGCAACCTAAAAAGAGAGGGAGACCTAAGAAATGAGGATACTCGTAATTACTCAGCAGAACTCAGGTGTAGGTTATCACAGATTAATGCTACCTGTCCACTTCCTACCGAAGACCTATGCTCTTATTACTGATGTGCTAAGCGAAGATACTCTCAAAGAAGGATGGGATATTGTTTACATCAATCGATTCATACCTGCGATTCATATCTCAGTTCTTGAAGATTTTAAGGAGCGTTACGGATTCAAGTTAGTAATCGATATCGATGATTATTGGCACTTAGACCAATGGCACATACTCAAAGATGTTTATCCTACTCAGGCGGTAATCGACCATATCAAAATCGCTGACCTGGTTACTACCACTACCGAAAGACTATGGAATGAGATTAGACCTATCAATTCTAACGTAGCGATAGTACCGAACGCTTTGCCTTATGGTGAGGATCAATTTACCGATGTTGTAACAAAAAGCGACAAGATTCGTTTCATATACGCAGGTTCAATCACTCACGAGAAAGACCTTCAGATACTCCAAAACCCACTAAAGAAAGTCGCATCGGACTCTAACTTAAAATCAAAAGTGCATTTTCGGTTGTGCGGATTCGATAATCCGAACAGATACTCGGAAGCGGTATGGCATAAGATGATACACTACTTTACAGCAGGACTAAAACTCGGAGACATTGAAAGGAACAAACCTGTAACCGAGTATATGAACTTTTATAATAACGCAGATGCTACGATAGTACCTCTCGTTCCTTCTAAGTTCAACTCGATGAAGAGTAATCTAAAAATCTTAGAAGCTGCTTGTAAGAAGATTCCTGTTATCATTTCTAACGTACCGCCATACGATGATGCACCTCACGTAATCAAAATAGATAAGCAAACCGAGTGGTATTCAGCGATTAAAAAAATCACAGAAGATTCTATTTATAGGAAAGAACTCGGAGAAGCGAATTACGAATGGTGTAACGAGCATTTCAATTTGCACAAAGTAAACATCCTTAGAAAACAATTATTCGAATCTATATGCCAGTAACTCAATGTAAGAACGGAAAGTGGAAAATCGGTACAGGAGAATGTCAGTACGATACAAAAGAAAAGGCTATGGAAGTATGGCAAGCAATTTTAGCATCAGGACAATATGGCAAAGTTAACAACAAACAAAGTAACCTTCGGAAAACGGAAGGGGGGCAAAGCTCAGAAGAGCAGAAACAAAAACAATCGTAAGGAGAGAAACTATCGAGGTCAAGGAAGATGATACACGAATCAGCTTACATACATCCGACTGCGGTAATCTATCCTAACGTAGTAATCGAAGAGAATGTCTATATCGGTGCTTTGTGTATTATTGGAAGTCCTGCGGAGTGGAAAGGTAAAGAAGATAACACAGGCAAAGTAATAATCAAGAAAGGATCAAGGCTCACAGGATTAGTAACTGTCGATTCAGGAACGCATCAGAATACAATCATCGGAGAGAATTGTTACCTAATGAAGCACTCGCACGTAGGACACGATGCGATTATTCAGGATGGAGTAGTGTTAAGTTGCGGTGCGAAAATCGGAGGACATTCGATTATCCATAAAAATACTAACATAGGACTGAATGCAGTTATCCATCAGAAGGTAGTCGTACCCGAAGGATGTATGATAGGTGCTTCCGCTTTCGTAGGTAAGAAATCAGAGTTACAACCATTTCATAAATACGCAGGAGTACCTGTAAAAGATTTAGGATGGAATCGCTAAACATAAACGTCATACTCTTAGACTACGATAGGCACGACTATACTCAGAGGGTAAAGGATGTGAACTTCAATAACGCAGGATATCCTTTCGATTTTACCATAGTGGATATGAAAGGAATCTCACGAGCATTGAACCACGGAATCTTCCAATCAAGAACCTACGATGCGGTAGTTACAATGGCTAACGATATTCTGATGCCTAATAGTTGGCTCGAAAGAATGGTACAAGCTATGATAACCATTCCTAACTCTGGAATGATAGGAATACATACAGTCGAAAGTATCTCAGAGCCTACCACGATAAACGGACTTCAAGTACACATACAAGAAGCAGCCTTCGGGAATGTTCTTATTCCTATGAAAGCGATAGATAAGATAGGATACTTTAACGAAGCCTACGATCCTTACGGAATGCAGGATAGAGATTACTCATACCGGTTACAAATGACAGGACATTTGAATTACTATCTAAGCGGACTCCGAGCAGAACACATAGGACACGATGTAGGACAGGACACTCCTTATCGAAAGATGAAAGACGAAGGACTGAGCAAATGCGATTACTTATGGGCAAGGGAGACAGGAAAATACCAAGAAGAAAATAACTATACTATCTATCAAACAGAATGGCTATGATTAAAGTACCTATCAGCCAAGTAAAAGCGAACCCGAACAATCCGAGAATAATTAAGGATGATAAGTTCAAAAAGCTCGTAAAAAGCATTCAGGAGTTCCCTGAAATGCTTGAGTTAAGACCTATCGTAGTCAATGAAGATATGGTCGTACTCGGTGGGAATATGCGATTGAAAGCCTGTAAAGAAGCAGGACTTGATAAAGTACCTGTTATCAAAGCAAGCAACCTAACAGAAGAGCAGCAGAAGGAATTTATCATTAAGGATAACGTAGGATTCGGAGAATGGGATTGGAACGACTTAGCGAATAATTGGGAGACAGAAAAGCTACAAGAGTGGGGGTTGGATATACCTGGGTTTGAAGCAGAAGTATTAGAAGCAGAGGAAGATGACTTCGCAGCACCTGAAGGTGGAATAGAAACGGATATCGTATTAGGAGATTTGTTTGAGATAGGAGAGCATCGTTTGCTTTGTGGGGATTCAACGGATAGCGACCAAGTGGCAAAGTTAATGAACGGACAAAAGACGGATATGGTATTTACCGACCCACCATACGGAATGTTTTTAGATACTGATTATTCTCAAATAAAGGGTTCTGAAAAGTCAATCGGATTTAAAGGAAATAAAACAGGAAATAAATACGACAAGATTATTGGTGACAATGAAGATTTTACTCCCGAACTAATTAATACCATCTTTGCAAACTTTAATTATTGCAAGGAGATTTTTATTTGGGGAGCAGATTATTTCATTGACCTTATACCAAACTACGGAAAGGATGGCAGTTGGTTTGTTTGGAATAAAAGGAGTAGCGAAGCTCAACAAAGAGGAATCGGAAATACATTTGAGCTTTGTTGGAGTAAAACAAAACACAAAAGAATTGTATTTGATTTTGAATGGTTTGGGTTTTTAAGCAAGGATGACCCAAATGAAGCTCGTAATAGAGTTCATCCATCAATGAAGCCATCCAAACTTTTATCAAGATTGATAAATGATTATTGTAAAGGAGATAGATTGGTTGACCTGTTTCTCGGAAGTGGCTCTACAATGGTAGCAGCACATCAACTCAAACGCAAATGCTACGGAATGGAACTTGACCCTAAATACTGCCAAGTGATTGTGGACAGGATGAAGAAACTTGATCCGACTTTGGTAATCAAAAAGAATGGGTTACCTATCTGATAATTTAGAAGGAATAAAGAGAAATGGCAAACGAACAGAACTTAATACCTGCTAAGAAAGGAGAGGTAAGGAATCCTAACGGAAGACCTAAGAAGTACGTAACACTTCTAAGAGAGCAAGGATATAAACTATCCGAGATAAACGATACGATTCAAACGATGCTTCAAATGGACTTAGACGAACTTAAAGAGGTATGGGATAATCCGAAGGCTACGATATTAGAAAAAACCATAGCCAACGCTATGAAGAAAAGTCTGGAGAAAGGTAGCCTGTATTCGGTTGAAACTCTGCTCACTCGTGTATATGGTAAGCCAAAAGAAACTCAGCAGGTCAGTACAGATTCACGAATCGAAGTAGTATTCGTGAAGGGTAAAACAATTCTATGACACTTGAGCTTCCTGAACCGCATATCAATCAACAGAAAATCCTTGACAGCGAAGCAAGATTCAGGGTGGTTATGTGCGGTCGAAGATTCGGTAAATCAGAACTCAGCCAAATAGAGATCATAAGTAACGCTTTACTCGGTAAGTCAGTAGCATACATAACTCCAACCTATCAGCTCGCCAGAGTATTCTTTGATAGGTTAATACTCGCAGTTCCGTTTCAGTCCAACAAATCAGAACTCACGATTAAGTTCCCGAATGGTGGCTCGGTAGATTTCTTTACGGGAGAGAGATTAGACAACCTACGTGGTCGCAAATTCCACTTAGTTGTAGTAGATGAGGCTTCGTTCATTCCTAACCTCGAAGATGGATGGCTTAACTCAATCCGACCTACCTTAACCGACTACAAAGGTCGAGCGTTATTCCTAAGCACTCCGAAAGGTAAGAACTTTTTTTACTCGCTATTCCTGAAAGGTGGCGAACCTGATTGGGAGTCCTTCAGATTTACTACCTATGATAATCCTTATATCGACAAGGGAGAGATAGATGATGCACGTACTCAACTTCCTGAAGTAGTCTTCGAGCAGGAGTATATGGCTAACCCTGCTGAGAACTCATCTAATCCTTTCGGGTCTGCTTATATCAAACAATGCACATACGCATTAAGTACAGAACAACCGATAGTGTATGGAATCGACTTAGCGAAGGCGGTAGATTGGACTGTGATTATAGGACTCGATAGAAACGGCTCGGTCTGTCATTTCGATAGATTCCAAAAAGATTGGAGACAAACCAAGCAAACTATCCTAAGCCTAAATAAAGCTCCTATTTTGATAGATAGCACAGGGGTAGGTGATCCTATCTTCGAGGATTTACAACGTGAAGGATTGGCTATAAATGGCTTCAAATTCAGTTCTACCACAAAGCAACAACTAATGGAAGGACTAAGCTCAGCGATTCAGCAAAGGAAGATAACTTATCCCGAAGGACATATCGTAAACGAGTTAGAGGTATTCGAGTATCAGTACACAGCGACAGGGGTAAGGTACTCAGCTCCGCAGGGATTTCACGATGACTGCGTAATGAGTCTGGCTTTGGCTTGGCATCACTATACTCGGAACTCAGGACAGGGTAGGTATAGTTTTGCTTGAGGATTGCAAACAGCGAACGTGAGTATATAGTTTTACACATCTATTACAATAAGTTTACTTTTCTCTATTTACTATTAAAAAGTAAATCTATATGTTGTATTTTATCAAAAATGGTAGGTATGTAAAAATTGGTCATACTAATAATATCAAATTAAGATTATCTGATTTACAAGTAGCTAATCCAGAAAGATTAAGCGTTATTGGATTAATTGAAGGTTCTCGTAATGATGAAGCTGAATTGCATAATAAGTTTAAGCATTTATCCGCAGGTGGGGAATGGTTTTATTATACAGAAGAATTAATAGATTTTATTCAAAATCTTGAAACTGATTTAATGTGGCGTTATGGATTTATTAATGAGCAAAAAAGTCCAATAGGTTTAATAAAGTTATGTAGGTTAGAAAAAAACATTTCTTTAGAGGAATTAGGAAACCTAATTGGAGTTACAAAACAATCTGTAAAAGGTATGGAAAAAAGAGAAATTCAAGGTGCTATAAGTATAAAATGCTTGAATAATGCTTTGAATTCTATGGGGTATAAATTAGATTTAAGAGCAATTAATGTTTCTTAAAAGATTCATAATTAAACATATTTGCTTACTATAAGACGCATAGGACATAACTCCGAAAATATCTATTTATGGTTATGACTTGGAAAAATGTAAACGTATTCCAATGGCAACAGATCGTGGACTTATTCACGAAAAGCAAAGACCTGACTGAGTTAGACTTAGCGGTTAAGTGCGTTGCTATCATTAAGGGAATGACAGAGCATCAGATAGATTCTCTCCCTTTAGGTGAGTTGAATCCTCTTCTGAAGTCTATCGACTTTATCCACGAAGAGATTAAGCCACAGCCTGAGAAGTTTATCAAGGTCGGTAAAAAGCGGTATAAGTGTATCTACGATGTTAGAAAGATTCCTGCTGCTCGGTATATCGAGAGCAAGCACTTCGCTAAAGACGTGAACGGGAACTTACATAGGATCGCTGCGAGTATGGTTATGCCTATGAAGAAAACC